GACAAGGCGGCCAAGAAGATCCAGGGCGTCACCGACTCGGCAGACAAGGCCGAGAAGACGGGCGGCTCAAAGCTCTCCAAGTTTGCGAAGGGTGCCGGCATTGCCTTCGCCGCAGTTGCGGCAGCGGCGGCAGCAGCAGCGGTGGCGGTAGCCAAGGCTGGTAAGGATATCTTCAGCTTCGTGGTGGATACGACCGCCAACCTGGACAAGATTGCGAAGCAAGCGGACCAGTCAGGGCTTGGGGTAGAGCAGTACCAACGGCTTGCGTTCGTAGCTGAACGTAGCGGTACGAACATCGAGAACGTGAGTAAGGCATCGAGACGAATTGGCGTCTTGATGCAGGATGTGGCGCAGGGCGGCGGCAAGATGTTCACTGACACGCTCGCATCCATCGGTCTCAGTCTCGAAGACATCCAGGGCAAAGACACCACCGCGCAGTTGGGCATCATCGGCGATGCCCTGAACACCTTTACCGATGATGGCGAGAAAGCAGCCATCGCCGCGAAGCTGCTTGGTGAAGAGGCTGGCCCATTCCTCGTTCCTATGCTCAATGAAGGAACGGAAGGCATAAAGAAGCTTGCCGCAGAGGCAGGCAACGTATTCACCGAAGAGGATGTCGGAAAATCAGTAGCTTTCCAAGACTCCCTGACGAATGTCAATGTGATCATTAATCGGGTGAAGGGCGACTTGGCGACAGCGCTCATTCCGGTGATGAAGGATGTAATCGAGAAGTTTACGGATTGGCTGCAAGAGAATGAGCAATTCATCGAGCAAGACTTGCCCGAGATCCTGGGCAAAGTCGTGGAAGTACTATCGGAGCTTCTGCCGATCGTTGCCGATACCATCGTTGAATTCAAAAACTTCTTCAAGGAGATCAAGCAACTCGATGAGAGGCTGACCGAGGACTTCGGTCCTGCGTGGGAGTACGTGAAGGGAGCGGTCTCCGCTGCCTTGTTCCCGATCAAGGCGGTTGCGGATGCCATCGGTGCGGTCATTGACCGCATCACCGAATTCGTCCGATCGAGCGAAACGCTCATGGCTCTTGCTCGACGCCTGGGCATTGGTGCATTCGAGAAGACGACCACGGTACGCGGTGCTCCACGTCCGGGCGAGACTCCGGCGGAAACCGAAGCTCGTTTGCTTCGTGAGCATCAAGAAAAGGAACGCGAAGCGCAGGTCGACAAGATGCTGCGCAAAGACTTGAAGGACGCAGCCAGACGCAACAAGCGTTACGGCGACAAGTTTGCTTCCGAGACGGTCAAGGGCGCAAAGGGCAGAAGGTTCACTCAACTTGAGAAGGACGCACTACGGGGTGTCGGCAAGAGCGACGCCGAGATCCGTCAGTACGAGAAGGCCAACATCCGACGCGGACGAGTTGGCGTGGCACCCGGAAGCGCAGGAAAAGCTGCCGCTGCCACGGAAGCTGCTGCACGCCCGCTCACCAGCTTTGAGCAGTTGCTCGGGACGACGCTCGGGCCTGGCTTCGAGTTGAAACAGCTTGAAGCCGTGAAGCAAGTGAAGATCAAGGAGGAGGACATCAAGCCCGAGGCAGTAGTCAACATCACCAACAACACCTTCGATATTACACAGAATATCACGGGCACGACCGATCCCGTCGCCATCGGCAACGAGGCGGCGAAGGCCGTGAAACGTGAATTCAACATCCGACTCTCACGTGCTGCGCAAGCAGCCCAGACCAACGTGGCCCGGTGACCAATGGCGACTAATCTAAGCACAGTCTTCGGCGGCGGGAGCTTCGATGGAATCATCGGATTCAACACGGCGAGTTTCTATCGCCTTGATCCTACGGGCACTGTGCCCATCGAGCCCATCGCAGACATCGTGCCTGGAGTGACGCCTTTCCGCGTCACCTTCGACATGATCGACTCCGAGTCTCAGATGCAGGCGTACCGGGTCACGCGCAACACGTTGCAGGACTTCTCGGACGTGACGCCCAATGTCCACAAGGAGTTGACTCAGATCACGATCACGGGAACGCTCTCGGCAGCAGCGCCGATGAGCATCGTGGGCTTGCCTCCTTTGCCGACCTTCGGGGCTCGTCTCGACCTACTCAGGCTCGCGAACCTGGAGCGGATAGCCGACCAGAGGCGTCCCATCATGTGCGTCACGCCACGGGTGAGCCTGGCTCGGTGTTTCATCACGTCCATCACGAGGCCCTGGGTGCCCTCAGACGGCGATTCTTCCGTGGTGACAGTTACGGTCCTCGAAGCCCGAATCGCCTCTCCCTACAACGCTGACGTGCTCCCAGACACCGATGCTCTGGACGCGGGCAACAGCCAGACGACCGGAGGCGGCGAGCAGAGCGCAGGGACGGTGACGACGGCCAACACCGAGAGCCCTCCTGTCGATGAGTTGCCACCGGGCACCCACCCCAACCAGACGGCGGATTGGTGATGGCAATACGTGAGCTTACGGTTCAAGTGAACAACTCGGATCACCTGAGCACTCAGGTGAATCTGGATGGTGAGCTATTTCGCCTCGACTTCTACACGACCAAGGCGGTGGATCTCTCGACCGGCCTACCGCCAGACACGACGAAGCTTTGGTACATCGATCTTTACGACAGCCAGGGCAACGCTCTCGTGCTCGGGTTGGGGATGGCGACCGGAATCGACATTCTCCATCCGTACAGAGCATTGGGTGTGCCGAAGGGCAAGCTGTTCGTAGCGCCTTCCAACGAGGGTGCATTCATCGATCCCGACAGCACGGCGTTCTCGGAGGACAGGGCTCACCTGTACTACCAAACCGAAGATTCCGCATTCCCGAGCTAGTCCATGATCCCGTTCACCGAGTTTCTGCAACCCAGCGCAATGCTGGTGCTCCTGACTCCGCCGCCCATTGTCAACACCGATGGGCTTGGTATCAGGATGTCGTGGAACGTGCATCGTACTCGATCCACGAATGCAGACCAGGCAACGATCACGCTTACCAACCTGAGCTACGCGACCCGTCGTGCGATGCACGAATCGTGGAAGTACTTTTCGCAGGTGTTTGGCTACACCATCGAGCTATCGATTGGCTGGGGCGGTTTGATGGAGCGCGTATTCGTTGGCGATGCGTGGAAGATGATCCCCGAGGAGCGGACTGGCGAGGATGTCATCACGACCTTCGAAACGGGGGATGGCAACAAGCAGATCCGCGATGCAACGGTTGGGCAAAACTTCGCCAACGTCTCCATTGACGTAATCCTCAAGTACTTGGTAACGACAGTGCTGAAGGTGCCGCTCGATCCGGCGTCGGAAGCTCTGATTCTCGCTCGCGCTGCGCTACTCCCCATCATGCTGTGGAACAACTACGTGTTGCAGGGTGATCCGCAAGACCGTCTCGATGAACTGATCGAGACGCTCGGGCTGGAGTGGAAGATCTACAACGGCGTCTTCATCGCGATGGAGAAAGGCAACGCAGCAACAGCCTCTCCTATCGCTTTCCCGCTCAACGTCAAGACGGGCCTGCTGGATTGGTGGGAAGAGAACGACGGGAACATCGGGGTTTTTGCTCTCGCCAACCCCAACGTCAAGCCCGGACACCAGATCTCGGTCATCGATTCGTTTGGCGTGCCCGTGGGCTCTCCCGCACATCGAGTTGAGAGCATCACGTTCACAGGCTCGACAGACGGCGATAGCGTCATGGAGATCTCAGCAAGGAAGTCGGTGCTGCTATGAGTAGAGCGAACCGCACTGGCGTTTACGAGCTTCCCGAGACCCCAGAGCTTGCGGATCTCTTCAAGGCATGGGGTCGCAGGCTGAGGCTCAGCCTGCGCACCAATACCGTTGCCACCGTGCTTGCCTACAACGCAACTACGCAGAAGGCGAAGGTCACGGTTGACATTCTCCAGATTCTCAAGGTGCTCAACCCGCTCACTCCGGGTGCCGACCCGAATCAGAACAATCAAGAAGTTGAAGCGCAGCCTGTCATCCTAAACGACATTCCGGTTGCGTGGCCGAGGACGACGGTCGGCTACTTGACGTTTCCTCTGATCCCGCAGGACACGGGCGAGTTGATCATCCAGGACCGTGGGTTGCAGCAGTGGCTCAAGCGCCAGGAAGTGTTGCCTGTCGATCCCGTACAGGCTGCGACCCACGCGTTGCAGGATGCCGTGTTCCATCCCGGCCTGCACGACAACATCGATGCCATCGTCCCACCCACGGACCAGACGGCGACAGTGCTGCACGGAGACACGTTTATCAGGCTGGGTCGTGCTGCGGCTCTGGGGGTCGCGAGACTGACGGACCAGACCTCAGCGAACGCGACCATGGCGGCCTGGATCACGATGGTCACCGCGGCCGTCACCACGATGGCCGCTCCTTTCAACGTTGCGCCTCCCGGTACTCCGGTTGTCAGTCTTGGACCTGGCAGCGTTGTTCCACCCATCGCACCAACCGACTTTGGTGTGATCACGACGGCTTCCACGAAGACAAGCTCGGAGTGAGATGGATATCAAGATTGACAACAACCAAGACATGCTCATCGAAAACGGCGATCTCGTCTTCGTGAAGGATGGTAACGCAATTAGCCAACACATCGGAATGCGTTTGCGTTGCTGGCTTGGTGAGAGCCCCTACGACACGAAGGCGGGTGTTCCGTACCTCACGGTCATCTTCCAGCCGGGCACGACACCATCGGCCATCATCTTCATCCTTGAGCAAGTGATACTTCAGACGCCGGGCGTGACTGGCGTGAAGCTGAATTACACGCTCGATCGAGAGAATCGTGAATTGACCGTCACCGGCACGGCAGAGTCCATCGATGGTCCTATCGACTTCACCGAGGTGATTTCATGACGACTCCGCTACAGCTTAGCTCCGATGGGTTGCAGACCCAGACCCAGCAAGAGGTGTTCGATGAGCTTGGACAGAAGCTCGTCTCTGTGTTTGGCAACTCGTTGAACACGACGCTGCAATCCGTCAACGGCCAGTACATGTGGATCACGAGCGAGCTACGTGCTGTCGATCAGCAGGTGTTGCTCGACGTATACCGCAGCTTCGACCCCAACAGCGCAACCGGCGTGTCTCTCGATCAGCGTGCTGCCTTGACTGGTAGCATTCGCAAGGGAGCAGCCAACTCCACGGTCGATGGTCTCATCGAGTTTGGTGGCGCAGGGACGGTCAACAACGGCGATCTGATTCGCAACGATGACCAGAACACGCTCTGGGAAGCCATCAATGGTCCGTACACCGACACGGGCGGCCCATACCCAGAATACGTTGCGGCGACATTCCAGGCTGTAGATACCGGACCGAAGCTCGCGGACGCGGGGACTAACTGGTCCGTAGTTACGGTCTCCGCCAACTTCGATGGCTTCGCCAATCCGGTGGAGGACGCAACGCTTGGTCGGGATCAGGAGACTGACCCGGAGTTTCGGGCACGTCGTCTCATCGAGCTTCACTCACCGGGCCTTGGTCCGCTCTCGACCATCAACGCAATTGTCAGCAAGGTGGATACGGACAACGGCCGGGTCGATACGGTTCGCACGTATCACAACCCGAACATCAACCCGGTTTGCCCGATGGGCATCCCGTTCAAGGCGTTCTGCGTCATCTGCGAGACCACGCCCAACCCACCGGGTGCCGGGCTACAGCAGGACATCTTCGACGCCATCTTGACCTCGATGGGCGGAGGCGGTGAGGCATACGGAACGAGCTACACGGGAACAGCAGTAGACGTGGAGGGCCAGACGCATCCGATAGCCTTCGACATCGTGACGCTTGTTGACCTTTACTTGCAGATCACGATCTCGACGGCGGACAGCACGGGAGGCGACGGGCCGGTCATCCCCGAAGACCAGACACAGATGGCCGAGATCATTCGCGATGCTTGCGTGACGGCGGCGACCAACAGCTTCACGGTCATCGGACGCGACGCCAAAGAGATCGACTACATCGGCACGATTCAGAACCTCATCTTGTCGGGCCAGCTTTCAGGGATCGATATCATTCAAGTGGACTTGAGCGATGTGAGCAAGACCGGACCATTTACGCCCGATTTCTTGCCCATCACGATTCGAGAGAAAATCGACCTCGATTCGGGTGAGATCCGCGTCATCATCGATGGAAACGTGGTGATTGCATAAATGGCTATTTGGGGCACACTCTGGGGTGGTGCGTTTCGATGGGGCGGCGCAGCCGTCGGCCCTGTTTATGCGTGCCAGTTGACTGAAGATCGTGTGCTCATCCAGCATCCTGATGCTCCAGGAGAGCGGCAGTTTCGCGATTGGATTTGCAAGTACAACGAGCATGCAGGTGAGTACATCGATGTCTGCGCCGAAGTGAAAGAAGCCTTCGACGTAGATACGGCGGTTGGTGAGCAACTCGACATGATCGGCTCTTGGGTAGGGCTGCCTCGTTCGGGCTTCACAATCTGTTGTCTATCTGTCGTCAATTCATCGGCACGGCAGTCGTCAACCCGGTCATCCTCCAAAACGCTCCTCCCTACGGCTACGTGCTCACCGTGCCTGGAGTGACGCTCGCGGAGTTGGAGATTCTGGTCCGTTTCCTCTGTCAAGCGACATTCGCTGGTGTCCTCGGTCAAGTCATCGTTGTTTCCGACACGCAGTCGTATTGGGGCTCGACCCACGGCGCGGTAGCGGGCAGCGGTATCTGGTGTTCGGATCACGGGGCAGTTGCTAACTGCGCAACGTGGTCGCACGTCGTCACGATTGGGGACAAGCCCTGCTGACTCAAGGAGTAACTTTCACGAATGCTTCAATCGTTCACAACTCCAAAAATTACTCCCGATCAAGTACGGGCGATCCGGGCCGATGGGAGGGCCGCCAAGGAGATCGCCGAGGACTACAACATCACTGACGTGTCCGTCTGGAACATCAAAGCCGGGCGCACATGGAAGTGGGTGAGGTAAAAAAACATGCCGACGAAACCTTCGACGGTCTTCCAATTTGCCACCGGGGCGAACTACACCGCTGGTCCATTCATCGGCAGCGCGACAAAGGTCATCCCCGGCGACATCCTCAACGGCTTCGTGCCGGGGACTGGCATCGTCGCCGAGTGGAACAACTACATGTTTCACTGGAGCGGTGAGTGGATCACCGACTGGCTCGATCAGGGGTCATCGGCCAATGATGTGGACGCTCACATCGTGGAGACGAATGCGCAAGGCGTTGCTTCCGTCGCCGCGGGCCTGATTGGAAATTCCGTATCACCGAACCTCGCTCTTGCCGTGTACGAAAACACGGGAGCGCCGACCCACACGATCTACGCACGCAACAACTCAGGTGGGAACGGTGTCTACTCGTACACGGTTGGCGGTGGCTTCACGTTTCTCGGCGTGGGCTCGACGGCGGGCATTAGCTCGACCACCACGACGGACGGCAACGCGATCCAGACGAGCGCAGGAGGCACGGGCCACGGAGGCGCATTCCTCGCAACCGGAACGGGCGATGGGGTCAACGCGGTAGCCAACGGAACGGGCGCCGGGATTCAGGCGACCCGTGACGACGCCACAGGCGGCCCTGCTGGCGAGTTTCTCCAGGACGGGGGTGGTGCTCCCCTCCGAGGAATCGTCCACTGTGAGCCCACCAGCGAGCCCACAGCGCCCGTCGAGGGCGACCTCTACATCAAGGGAGGCTCAGCCGGTTTCGGACGGGGCGGCATCTATGAGTATGACGATGACGGCGCATCCGGCGGCGGCAGCGGAGGATGGCAGAAGGCTTGGACCACGGCCGGCGGTGTTGGCTACGACTACAACTCCGACGAGGGTGATACGACGGAGTCTGCCGGATCGATGACGACCAAGGTGTCGTTGACGCTCGATAGCTCGGGCTCACCCGGCAAGGGTCAGGGCAAGTATCTCGTGCAGATGAGTGTCAATGTCCGGCTCGCCGGAGGAGCGGCTCTTGCGACACGAGCACTCATCGAATTTCACGATGACACAGGCAAGTTCGATGAGGCCGAGATCGACTTTGCCGCAACCGGGCAAAACAAGATTGTCAGCACAATTCGCGAAGTGACATTGGGCGCTCCGACAGTGCTTTTGCGGATTCGTTTCGCAACCGGAAGTGCAGGCAATGGGGTCATCGCAAACAATGCACGAATCAGCGCTCAAGGAGCATACGAGTAGTGGCAAGGAAAAAACCAACGGGAGCAGGCCGACCCAAAGGCTCACTCGGAAAGACGCAACATCCTACGTGCAAGCTCAGCACCAAGATCATCGAGGATTTTGTCGCTATCGTGGAGAAAGGCAACTTCCGTTCGGTCGCTCGACAGCGCTTGGGGATCTCAGTGTCCACCTACGACAAGTGGATCTCGACCGGGCGGAAACAGATTCGCGATTTCGAATCAGGCAGACGCAAGCATCTCTTGCTGCAAGGCAAGTTTGTGCTCGCACTGGACGAAGCAGAAGGTCGTGTCCATGGACAGATGGTCGAGGACATCTTGGACAAAGGGAGCATCCAAGCGAGGCAGTGGTACTTGGAGCGTCGCTTCAACAAGTTGTATTCGCGCAACCCCGCTGCGCACATCGATGATGAAACAGGCAAGGAAGTCCAGGTCGATGCAGCGGCTCTCTTGGCGGAGAGACTCAAGGCACTCGTAAATGACTCTTGAAACCCAGACCGGCACAGCGTGGGCGGAAGTGGAGAAGCAACTCAAGATTGCGAAGCTCATCCGTGGCCTCGATGCCGAAGGCGTTGACAAGCTCGTGGAGAGTCTTGGCGAAGAAGAACATCTTGCCGTGCTCGATGATTGGTCGCTCTGGGCTCTGCCGTATCAACGGTTGCCCGAGGGAGAGTGGCGTCGCTGGTTGCTCCGTGCCGGACGTGGCGCAGGCAAGACGACCGCAGCAGCGAGAGCAGTCAATGAGCTAGCCCGCGATCGAACGAAGATCAGAAGCGGCGAGATCGGCATCATCGCCCGTACTCACACGGATGCACGATTCACCTGCGTCGAAGGACCGGGCGGGATCTTGGCAAACGCAAGCTCGACGTTCCGCCCCCTTTGGTATCCGGGGCACGGCTTGCTCGTGTGGCCCAACGGTGTGCGTGGTCGTATCTTCTCGGCCGACAGACCGGAGGGGTTGCGTGGTCCCAACTGGTCCGTCGTTTGGGCAGATGAGATCTGCACGTGGCCCGATGTCAAGCGCATTTGGTGGGAGGTTGTCGAGCTTGCTCTCCGCATCGGATGGGCGCGAGCCATCATCACCACGACGCCAACGCCAGATCCGTTTTTGCAAGAGCTTGAGAAGAAGAAAGACACCATCACGACTCGGGCAAGCACTTTCGACAATCGTTTCCTGGCCGAGGCCATAAAGGAAAACTACAGAGCGGTATACGAAGGTACGCGCATCGGCTTGCAAGAGCTACTCGGAGAGTATCTGGAAGACAACATCTACGCGCTTTGGCGTTACGATCTCATCGAGGAGACGCGTGTCACGAGCGTGCCGCCGTTGCACCGCGTCGTAGTTTCCATCGATCCTGCCGTTACGGCGACCGAACGAAGCGACGAAACGGGAATCATCGTCTACGGCATTGACCCACGAAACCACGGTTACGTGCTTGACGATTCCTCGAGCATCTACCAACCGCACGAGTGGGGGCTGAAAGCCGTCAGTCTCTACCAGAAGTACAAAGCCGATCGCGTGATCGCAGAAGTGAACCAGGGCGGTGACATGGTGGAGGCGACCCTACGTGCGGTCGATCCCACGATCCCCTACGCTTCGGTCAGAGCAACACGAGGCAAGCTGCTGAGGGCCGAGCCCGTGGCGGCTCTCTACGAACGAGAGATGGTCCACCACGTCGGAGTGTATCGAAAGCTGGAAGACCAAATGATTACATGGGTGCCCGGAAAGCCGTCACCAGACCGACTCGATGCATTGGTGCATGCTGCCACGTACCTCCAACTGCCGAAAGAAAAGCCTGCGGGACCGATCCGCGCATACTTCTAGAAGAGGAACAGCGATGCCTGATTCCAAAGATACGACAGTCCCGACACAGGATGCGCAGGGCGTAGTGCGCGAGCTACGTGACAACTACACGAATCTCGTCACGCAACTCGGCACGAGCTACGACAAGAGCGAATCGACAGCGTACCTGTCGGACCGCATCCTCGGCCAGACCGAGCTTGCGATGCTGTACGAACAGGACGCCGTGGCGGCGAGAATCGTTGACCGCGTAGTGGATGACGCGACCCGAGTGAGCTTCACGCTGGAGGGCGCGGACGAAGCATTCGACTGGGCTTCCGTCAAGAGCGAGCTTGAAGATCTCGATGCCCTGATCCAGATCGGGGATGCCTGGCGGTGGAGCAGGTTGTACGGCGGCGGCCTGGTCTGCATGGCCGTGAACGACGGACGCAAGTTTGATCAGCCGCTGGACCTGAGCGCAGCCACCAAGCTCTCGGCGCTAAGCGTGGTCGATAGCACGATGGCCATGCCGGTTGGCTACACCCCCGGTCTGGGCAGTAGGGCATTCAGTAACCCGGAGTTTTACGAAATCAACGTTGCCTTCGGGGCGGACCGGGCACGCAAGATCCACAAGTCACGTGTCATCCGTTTCGACGGACTGCGCGTACCATCGAGTCGGATGATTCAAAACGGTGGATGGGGACCAAGCACGCTGCAACGCGCATGGCGGGATCTGAAAAGGCTTGGCCAAGCTCTTGGTTATGCCGAAAACCTACTGCACGAGCTGAGTGTGATGGTCCTCAATATCGAGGGTTTGCGCGACATGCTCTGCGGCGGATCGGACAACATCAGCCAAGTGAAGCAGATGCTCGAAACGCTCAAGTGGGGCGTCGATAACTTACACTTTTTGGGGCTCGACAGTAACGATACGTTTCAGGAAATCAAGCGAAGCGTCGATGGCGTCAGTGGCCTCATCGACAAGTTTGTCGAAGCTCTCGTGCGAGCCACGTCGATGCCGAGGCTCATCATCCTTGGTGAGCAACCTGGCGGTCTCAATGCCGATGCCAAAGGCGAGGTGCGGGCTTGGTACGACTCCGTCGAGGCAGAGCAAGTAAACAAGCTCACGCCCGCGCTCTCACGTCTACTGGAGGTTCTGCTGGCCATCCGGGCCAACCGAGGTGAGGAAGTCCCCGATGAGTGGACGATTTCCTACGATTCGTTGATGTCTCAAGCACCGGACCAGCAAGCTCAAACCAACTTCACCGAAGCCCAGACAGCGCAGATCCTCATCGTCAATGGTATCGCGTCACCGGATGAGGTCCGGCAAACACTCATCAATCGTGGCGTGATTACGCCCATCGAGGATGACGCAATGGTGCATCCGGTCGAGACCGATGATCCCGAGATACTCACGTGATGCGGTGGTGCAGGAGGGCTTGCGCCAGCCTTTTCCGCGAACGCTTGCAGCCCAACTGGAGCGTCAATTCGGTCGGCTGAATGACATCGCTCTAGAGATCATCCGTGTCGAGCTAGCTCCAGCCATCGCGCAGAACGATCCTATCGCAATTGAGATTGCGCTCGATCGTGTGCAGGCGGCCATCGACAATGCCTATTCCGATGACACGATTGCAGAGGAATCGCGGGCGATGGCGGAGCGGGTCAACAAGAACCATAGCAAGCGGTTTTTCGCCGCGGTGGGCACGGCAATCGGAGTGAAGATTCTTGGCTCTGACTCGCCCAAGCGAGGGGCTGGTCTCGCTGGTGCGGGAGCAGGCGGAGGGATGCCGCCAACTCCAGGTTTCGCCGGGTTCGTACCGCCCGAGGGGCCACGGCAGGCAATCCTCGGCGTGAAGGTGAACGTTGCGCCTGAGATCTTCGCTGACGATTTCGCAAACAAAAACGTGATGCTCATTGGCGAGATGCGAAAGGGCATCCGCGCAGGATTGTCCGATGCAATCGTGCGTGCGCGAATGGAAGACTTGCCCTCGGATGAGGTGGCGAGGCGACTGCTCCTGCATTGGGAGCAGAAGGGCATCCCGGCACAACTGCCGACGAAGAGGGTGACCAAGCAAGGCAAGCCGGTGATGATCAGCACGAGCAAGCACGCCAAGCTCGTTGCGCATGATCAGTCGAACGATTCCGCTGGGTGACGATGGGCGACAATCGAGTACGTCCTGCTCATCGAGCACTCAACGGACGGATCTTCTCGTGGGATGCGGGAGCACCCGGCGAAGGATTACCAGGAGAGAGCGTCGCGTGTCGATGTCACGCTGCTGCGATTGTTGACAAAGGTCAGATACTCGAAAAAGGCAACTTCGTGCCGCTGTGATGAATCGTGCGCCGTATCTCCTGCAACCCGCCTTCTGCATGATGCTGGCGGAAGGTGCGTTGGAAGTGATGATGCAACAATCTCCCGTGCTCGACATAGCCTTGCAGTCGTTGCAGCCCGGTGAGTACCAGGATCTCGTAGTCGCGATGGCGGAGCAGTTTGCAGCCGATTACATGGCGGTCTTGAGGACAGACGCCAAGCCTGAATTCGATGCATAACGGTGAACCAGACTGGCGCGCGGTCGCTGCGTCAATCAAGACCGCGTGGCGGACCACATCGTGGCATCTCGACGTAGGCGACGTGTTGGGTGAGATCGCGTGTGACTATTACGAGGGGCGAATCGACGAAGTCACCGCGCACGCGATACGGCGAGCATCGTTACGCGCACACCGACGTATGCAGTACGTCGGGCGCCGGGGCGCCGTCAGAAGAATAGTGTGAGGTGGCTCTCGCGCACCCGCGCAGAGGAAACCAGTGAACCGGCGATTGAGATTGAATCCGTCGATGTTGTTGGCGAGGTCGATGGGGAGCATCGGGAGTACGATCCTGACGCTTACGTGCCCAGTGAGCCGTCCCACTTTGCCGTTTTTGAAATCGTGCATTCGCTCGACCGGCTTGGGCTGTTGCCGTGGGCTCGGAGATGCGCGCAAGGTGACCGCGAAGCGTTGTGCGATTTTGCGAGCCACCGCAGACTCGCCGAAGCATTGGATCGCCCGCAACCGAACATACTCGTGGGTCGCCGTAAGTGGCGTGACACCATTGACTTTTTCTTCACATTCTCGCGAACGTGCAAAAACCAGTGGCTTGCCATTCGTCACCTATCGATGATTTCATCGATCAAACCAAGTGTGCTCATCGCCACGATGTCGAGCTTTGCGGCGTTTGGGATCGCCGCAAAGTCGGGAGACCGCAAAGGAACGCGTTACCGCTTTGCGCACTCTGTGGCTCTTGAGCAAGCGCTAAGCGTGTATCGGGCGGTGCGGCGCGAGGCTCGATGGGTGACAGCACTCGACTTGAGCCATCTCGATCTGCCGGGCACGGTGGCGTATCACGGCCGAGCCCAACACCCGGAGCACGTCACCCTCTGGCTGTACGTGTTGGCGCAGTGCGGTCACCTGGAGTTTCGACAGCCAGCGCGGATCAACCACCGCGCTGAGTTTCACGTTATCGATTGGGCGAGCGATTTTGCTCATCGCCACGATGTCGAGCTTCCAACGCGGCCATCAAAGCCTCGGCCTCATTGATCGTAATGAGGCCCTCGTCGATGCTGGTCACCAACGCCGACCACGCGAATCCGTAAGCCTTGGCGATGTCAGTGAGTGACACACGGCTGTGCTCACGAAGCCACGCTTCTGTCTGAGCTTTGTTCATCGTCCCCCCAACAACTCATCGAGTACGGCGTTGATTTCGTCGCGACCCGGATCGGTGCGATTGCGATCGATGGCTGCTTGTTTTGCCTTCACCCGTTGCCATGCCTTCTCCAACTTGGTCTTCATTGACTGAAGCGCCTTCTTGCCTGCGCAGAGCGCCCGAAGCTCGGAATAAGTAAATTCACATCGAACCGTTGGTTCGCAGAACAGGCGGAAACCGCTTGCGAGCAATCGGTACTTGGCGAAGCCATCCCGACCACGCCCTTTGGAGGTTTCGATGTTGTGCCCTCGCTGGCGCAGCTCATTGATCCTGGCGGTGAAGTTGTGACCGCCTCCTTTTTCCCTCAACTCCAGACCCGAATGCCAGCGACCGTCCTTGAGCATGTCGAGGATGGCACGAGCGGGAGTCTCGGGATCGTCAGGCCTGAAATCAGCCATGGCGCCTCACAATCTCGCACACGACCCAAAGAGCCCAGAGGGCGAAAGCGACGATTGTGCAAACCCCGGCTAGGGTCTCAGCGATTTGCAGAGCGGACATGGTTGGTTTCTCCTCTGCGTATACTGAAAGTATCGAACGATTATTGGCGCATGTCGAGAACAGCCGCAGCCGCGGCCAATCTAGCCGTGACAAGATGTGCAAGTACGCGCTGACCCTCGTACTGGCGACAAAGCTCCATCAAATCGAATATCAGCAGCCGCACGTCGATGTTGAGGTTGCGGATGCGCCCTTCCATCAGGGCTTCGACTTCATCAAACTCCTGCGTGTCGAGAAGCTCATCCTCGATCTCTCGTTGGTTGATTGTCATCATCGTCCTCCTTCACCAAGCCCGATCCGCCGCAGGTCGGGCAGTCACGTCGTTCGCGCAGCCCGACGTAAGTCTTGCTGCCTCGACAGTCGGGGCAGATCTGCCCCTCGCTCTCTGCGCATTCCGGCGGGTCTGTCGCCACCCACTGAGTGCCGTTCCAGTACTCGCGTCTTGCGCGTTCCCGTAGCTCCAAGTCGGTCTCCCCGACTCGCCGACACAAGGCCCTGCCTGAGAGCCCTGGAGAGCCCCAGACGGCTTTGATGGAGTCGCCAAGACGAGCGCCCCATCGGATCTCCTCGCTCTCAGGGAGGCTCTCAGGCATGTCCTGGTAGATGGGGTCGAAGTACACGTCGCCGTCGTGTCTCAGGAGCTTGTACTTCACCCCTGGCGCGACATTGGCGCGCAACCACTCATCGACATCGCCCGTGATCCTGGTGGCCTCCGGGCCTACATGCCCGAGACCCGGAGGGGCGATGACAATCACCAAGCCAGCGTCCTGGCTGCTTGATCTTACGCCATCGGGGCAGATCTGCGCCAACCAAAAGTGAAGCTGCGCGTCCGAGTAGCAAGCCTGGTTGTGCGACAACACAGCTTATCCGGCTGTTGCTCTACCATTGAGCTACCCCCCTCATAGGCAGGGGGGACAGGACTTGAACCTGTACGTTTGCTTGTGAGGCTGGTTTCGCTGGGCGCGCAGCCAAGGTCACTCTACCACGAAGGGGCAGATCTGCCCCAACCAAAACGAACCTCTGAATGCAAGTACAAGAACAAGTGGTGGAGACGGGCGACCGACCCCATCTATAGAACGGTGGGGGTCGGTCGAGATGAAGCGGACCGTTACGCGTAACGTTACGTCACGTGACGTAACGGGCCGTAACACCCCTGTAACAGTGACGCAAGAAGAAGGAAATGTAGATGCAGATGGAAAGGCAGATGGAGAAGGGCAAAGCTATCTGCGTTCACAATTGAATTCTGCGATCTTCGCCCTTAAGCTCGAAGATTCCAATTGTTTGGCATAGTCCCGTTAGCCGACTAATGGCCGAGGGCAACGCGTAGCCCCTCCAGTCCGAGAGATCGCGGAATTCGGTCGTGAACAGGGTGATACTGCCCATGATCCTGGTCCGCTCTTCCAAGACACGAAGAAACAACTTGCGTCCAAAATTTGTGGACTTGGCTTCATTGAATGAAGTGTCAATCCCGACATTGTCGATGAGAAGAAGTTTGGGTTTTCGAATCCACGTCTCAAAGAGTTTCCCAAGATTCGGGTGCTCGCTCATCTTGATCTCGTGGGCGTCATCTAGAAATTCGTCCCAAAAGATGTATTGGCTCGTTGGGAACGGTTTTTCCACTGCCATGCCTCGTAATGTTGCCGCCGCGATCCATGTCTTGCCTCTACCAGGCTGTCCCTTGAGTAGTGCTCCTCTTGCGCCCGAGAGTGGATCGTACATGAGACCGCTGAGTTTCTCGATTGCCGTGTGGTTATGCTCATCGATACTGAGATTCTCCCAGTTGAGTTTCTCGATTGCATCGATACTGGGATTCTCCCAGTCGCACCCAGGCACCCAATTTTCCCAGGATTTCTTGACGCTGTTTTTGATTGCACAGTCGCACCGTTCACGACGGAACACCCCATCACGCTCGACAGTTACTGCCCCAATGCCGTGACATTTGGGGCAATGAGGATCGGGAGGACCATGAGTTGGTGGTTTCATTTTTGCCTCAGCTTCTACAAGGGACTGCGTTCATCGTTGTCGGCAGATTCGTCCTGACTTTCATTGTCGGCAGATTCGTCCTGACCTTCATTGTCATGAAATTTTCCGATTGCGTAATAGTAGACCCGACCCCCGGCCGACTTCCGAATGACCCAGCCCCGTTCGGCGGCACTCTTCAACCCGGTTGCGATGCGGTATGGCGTCAGCCCCGTAGTTTCCACGAAGTCTGCACCCGTCAGGATGCGCTCTCGGCGCCAGCACAAGAGACGAACCGCCAAGGAACAGATCCACGCAGCGGCGTCTCCCCCAGCCACAGACAGATCGGCCAAGGTCACAGGTGTGTATGACGGGCGCGGTTTGCGCTTGTCAGTCTTGGACTTCTTGTTTCCAGCCATGTTTCCAGCCTATTACAACACATTCTAGCCTCCCGTCAAGCCTTTTCTTCTCCAAGCCTTTCCATAATCACCTTTCCAAATCTCATAATCCCCTCCAATCGTAATACACGGGTCTTGAAACTCCCCTCCGTCTACAAGCCTTTCACTCCCTTCTATCCAAGATAGGAGATTTCTCAATGTTTCTAAGGTCTTCCAAGGGCTCTAAATTGTTCATTAGATCAGGTAGAGGGGGAGAACCTCTATAATTTAGATCGCAGATCTGCTCCCCACCCTCATCAAGTAGACCTGGGGGGCTGCGCCCCCCAGACCCCCGCCTGAGACCTGGGGGGGCTGCGCCCCCCCAGACCCCCCTCCTCTCGATAAGGTGATCATGGCGTGAGAGAACAGTCAAAACGAGCAAATGGGAGAATGCTGCAACACCCTGGACACCAGCAGCGGGTAAGGGGTATTGTGACGGATGCTTCTCGACCTTGCGCTGGAGGCTGAGATGAAACCAGCATGAAGCAGCCGCCGATTTGTCCACGGTGCGGACGCGATCTCATCGAGATTGCGGACCGAGGTGGATGGGAAGAAGTAGTCGGACTCGGGCTCTGGTTCGGTCCTTACCACGTGCGTGTGAAGATTGATGATTGGGTCGGTCGCCACGAGGACGATTCGAGTTGTCCATTGACGCGCGGTGAAGCGCTGACCATCATCGGTACGGTAGACCCATGAAGAAACCAGCACTCGCAATCCTGAAAACCGAGTCCCAGCCACAGGGGGTCGCTTTTAAGGTTCTAGCGACCTATCCGGGCATGAACGACCATTGGGAATTCGATCTGATGTTCGTGCAGGTTGCCTCGGGAGACTTGCAGATGAATTACCGGTCAGCCCACCCTTGGAGACCGTGGTTCGATTCCGCTGCACCGGTTGATGACAGTCATGACATCGATCTCATCTGTCGTGCTGCCTATGCGCGGTGCTTCCCCATCGCCCTTGCCATCTGGGAGACCCTGCCGACTTACCGTGCTCCTGACGCTCCTGAGAGCCCTCAGGAGACGCCCGAGGCTCAGGGGGCTGGTAGGGTGGGGCAGGAGGGGAAAATCCATGTCGAATGAACGCCACATCCGGCCGGTCTTCGCCGAAGGGGTAGGGTACCCCGAGACGCCCGGAGCGATTCTGGCTCTGATAGAGGCTCTTCTGGGGCCTCTATGGGGGCCTCTATGGGGGCAAGACCAGCCCCACCCTCGGACGAGCAGTTGACCCGGCCGACGTCGGGCCGCAAAGGAGCAAGCATGTCTGGAGTGAACAAAGCCATTCTCGTCGGCAACCTCGGCCGAGATCTCGAGCTTGGCGAGCGGGCGATGCACTTGGCGGTCGGGCAGATCTGCCCCGCGAAATAAAACGACATTTCGATTTTCGGCAAGGTCTATAGGGACTTTCCCGAGGATCAATCGATAGTGCCGGATCGATTGCGGCCGTACCGTAGGTACGTGCAATCAGATACGGTTGAAAAACCCTCTCTGACCAAGCCGCAGCGGCCGAAGAAGCCGGACGAAGACGAGACGGAGAAGAAGCCCCCGTTGGTTGAGCGTCCGCCTGCCTCGGGTGCGAAGCAGGTCGTTCGCTTTGGTGTCTTGTGCCTGGCACTTGCGTGCCTCGGTTGCCCCGGCAAGGAGCGGCGGGAGTTGAAGGGCGACGCAGAAGCTCCTGAGAAGCCTCAGGAAGCGTCGGAGTCCATGACCGGCACCAAGCCAGCCTCGGAGGAAAAAGCCGAGAGCAAGGCCGAGGCGAAGCCTGAGGGCAAGGCCGACGAGAAGAAGGTGCCCAAGTCATGACCTGGCCGGTCCGTGGACATCCATCTATGGGCGGCTCAAGGGCTGACATCCTTCGCGAGACGGAGAGCGGCAAGTGGCAGGTCTTGTCGGAGGAAGGCAAGAACCTCGGCATCTACGAGACCCGCGAGCAGGCGGCCGAGCGCCTCAGGCAGATCGAGGCGGCAAAAGGCGCAAAAGGCGAAAAAGGCGACTCACAACAGTGGGTGCGCCGCGTTGATTACCTCGGCCCTGTGCAGGTAGTGGCGGACGGCGACACGGTTGATGAGGGGACGTTCGCCGCCCATCGAACGTCTGAGGGGTATCTCCGTATCGACGGCCACATCTCGTCAGTCGGCGTCTATCAGTACAGCGACGGCGATTCGACTTGGGGGGAGCTTCGCACTGCGGCCGAGGTTTTCGCTCAAGAAGCACTCGATTCATTCAAGTTGAAACCGGTGACCGATGACCATCCTTCGAACATGGTCACCGCCGAGAATATCAAGTCTGTGCAGAAGGGCCATTTGGGTTCGGACATTCGGCCCGATGGTAGCCACGTCAGAAGCGACATTCTCATCACCTGCCCGGATTTGATCACGAAGATCGAGGGCGGGAAACAACAGCTTTCGTGCGGCTACGAGGCAATCGTTACCGCGCGGGATGGGGTGGCCGACGACGGCACTCCTTATGCGGCCGTGCAATCCAAGATCCGCGGGAATCATCTTTCCGTCGTGGACTTGGCGCGTGGCGGCCCATCTTGCCGTTTCTTGGCTGACGCCACGGACGGTGCATTTTCCATTGGAGACGACACGATGAAAATCGTCCGAAACAAAGATGGGACCGTCACGATTGAGGGCACCGAGTACGAAGTGCCCGATGCCGTGGCAGCGGCCATCGAATCAATGAGCGCCAAGCTCATGGCCATGGAGGAATCCGAGGCCGATCAGGAAGAAGAGAAGAAGAAGCCCGAGGATGAGGTCAAGCCTGACCAGACGGAGGAAGAGGAGAAGAAGGAGGGCGACGCATTGCAGGCGCAGATCGATTCTCTCAAGGCGCAACTCCAGGCAGAGCGTGACGCTGCATCGAGCAAGATCGACGCACGCGTTGCTCTCGTAACCTCAGCACGAGGCATCCTCGGCGATGAGGCAAAGACAGATGGCGTCAAGGATATCGACTTGATGCGTCAGGTCGTGGCGAAGGTCACCCCGCCGATGAAATCCAAGATGGACAAGGCCAGCGAGGACTACGTCCGGGCTGCCTACGAGATGGCTCTCGAAACACACGCGACCAAGACCGACTCATCGAATGAGTTGCTCGCGGTCACCTTCGATGCCGTCAAGACCGACGACACCGATCTCGACAGCCTCTACCAGCAACATCTCGATCGCATGGGCGGTCGTGTGAAGAGCGAGGGGGCGAACTAATGGGTCAGGTCAACTACACATACCCATGGGGCAAGGTCGGCCAGGTCGGCACCTACGCGACAGGTGACATCGTTTCGATCGTCAACCCGCTCGCACGACAGGTGACCAACTACCACCAGGACGGCGACACCACCGACGGCACGTACACTTTGTCTGCGACCGATGGTCGTCAGACGGTGACCGCGTCGTTCGTCGCTGCGGGTCTCACCGCAGATCAAATCGCAGCAGGATTGGCTGCTGCCATCAATGCTGACACCTCATTCCGAGGCGTCGGGTCGTCAGGCACGGTCGTCGGCGACACGTTCGACATCACCTTCACTCAGCCCGGACTTGTCTGGACTTTGACGATGACGAGCGATCCCTCCGGCGGCGTTGTGGACCTTCTCACCACGACGACGGCTGGCTACACGCAAGTTGCTCCGGGAATCGTCCTTCAATCGGATACAGCCGGCGGTTTCACGACCACGTACACTGACGCAAAGCTCGGGCTCGGCGTCACTATCCGCAACGCAGATCTGGTGCAGCCGATGGCCAACCCGGCCGGAGCGACCGGATACGACGGACCTGCTGAGATGTCCCTCGTTCGACGAGGCGAGGTCTACGTGCAGGTGGTAGCGGGCACGACCGTCTACATGGGCGATCGGGCCTACTTCGATCCCACGGGAGCAACGTGGGACAACGCAGGCGCAGGTTCGCACGTGCTTGTCGAGAATGCCCAATGGCAGACGAGTGGCACGGGTGTTCAAAGGGTCTACGTCAACTTCCCGAGCGACGTGTAGGAGGATCAGATGTCATACCTCAAGAAAATCGTCGATTCGGTCAACCACATCCCCGCATTCCGTGCGGACGACAATGCTGCCTACTACGCGAGGCACCTCGTAACAGCAACCCTTCAAGAGTTGTTCAAGTACGAGTACCGCGATACGCCTTGGGCAAGTGGAGAGTTGGTCTCCATTTCGACCAACGTGGATGCGGGTGCTCGTGAGGTTTCGTGGCTCACCAAGGGCAACACGGGCAGCGCTGACATCGTTGCCGACAACGCCAACGATATTCCGACCGCCGACATCGAAGGCGAGCTGAATATCAACAAGGCGTACACGATCGCCACGGCGATCCAGTACAGCACCCAGGACATTCGTCAGAGCAGGATGCAAGGGCTGTTTGATATCGCCAGCGACAAAGCCGTCGCTGCAAGGGAAGCTCACGATCGTAAGCTCGATGAGCTAATCCGGCTGGGCGATGTGCCGAGGGCAATCACGGGAATCGTGAATGCTTCCGGTTCATTCCACGTGACCGCTGCGACCGGTACTTGGGCCACTGTTGCGACAGCAGCCCAAATCCTGGCCGACTTCAACAGCGGCTACGCGGCGGTGTACACGGGCACGACTGGCGTGGAGCGACCCAACACGGTCGTCTTCCCGTCCACTGTGTGGCCGCGGATCAGCACTCTTCAGAACAGCACGGCATCCGACGCGAGCGTGTTGGACTACCTGAAGAAGGCGTACCCGGAGATCACTTTGTGGAGGCCCGACGCGGGTCTCGACACGGCCGGCGATGCCGGTGGCGCTTGCGTCATGATCTACAACCGTGATCGCGCTCGTATTCGAGGCATCATGCCGATGGCACTCAAGCCCACGCCGTTGGAGCAAAAGGGCCTCGTGTTCAAGATGGTGTTCGAGTCTCGCTACGCGGGACTGGCCATTCCACGGCCACGCTCCATCTGCAAGCTGTCTGGCGTCTAGCCAGATTGTGAAGAGGGGAAGAGACGTTGATGCGCCTCTTCCCCTCTCGTGTTTTCCAAAAACCAGCGATCGGCAGAAGTCCCATATCCCCTCCAATGGTGGAGGGGCGCTCGCCAAAGAGGTTTCGTTGGTTTCTCCTCTGCGGCGAGCACCTAGGAAACCAACATGCAGATCCAAAATAACACACCTTTTGTCCTCGTCTTCGGGAAGGCAGCAATCGAGCCTTCGAGCGTTGGCACGTTGCCTCCTGAATTCGAGCAGCACCCGGAAGTCGATCTTCTGCTCCGTCTGCGGAAGATCAAGCCGCATGGTGGCACCCCGCCGAAGCCTCAACCTGCATCGACGGTCCACACGTCAGATCTCGACCCGTCGAATGATGGCCCGGAGGCACTCACCTTCGACTCGGATGAAGTTGACATTCCAATCGGGTGGGACGAATTCCACGGCAACAAGGCCCGCGCGTGGATCAAGAAGTGTGACGATGTTGTGCTTCTCAGCAAGATGCATGCAATCGAAGACAGACCGAAGATTCGCGTTGCTCTGCAAGCACGCATTCAGGAGCTTGAATAATGGCTGCATCGTGTCTCACGGGCTCTGAATTCTTAACGCTCACCGGGACTGAATTCACCACCTTCGGTGCAAACAGCACCGGCAGCATCACCGTTGCGTCGGTCGGGAATCCAGCCGACACCATCGTGCTTGGTGGCGTGACGCTCTCGGCCGTCGCTGGAGCACGTACTTCGGGAAGTAACGATTTCTCACTCGCGAGCGGAACGGTAGGCGGAATCGCTCAATCCATCGTTGATGCGATTCAGGACACTGCCAATTCATTCACTTCGATCGTGACGGCAAGCCTCCGCACGCCCGGCTTGGCGATCATCGATTTGGTGAGCGTTGCGACAGGGACTTACAGCCTCATCCCGATCTCGACGGGACAGCCGCTCGTCTACACGCTGAGCGACACGACGTTGACCGGAGGCGATGAGCAACTCGACAGCATCCTCACGGCCACGTGCGCGATGATCAATCCGACGTGCTGGGGAGTGAAACGTTCATTTGCGCATTGGTACCTCACTGCGCATTTCCTCACCATCGCGAGCGGCAATGCAGGCGGGACGGTAGCGTCCAAGAGCATTGACAAGATCTCGATCTCCTACGCAGTCACGCCACCGAGCGACCCGGAGCTTGGAAGTACGAAATGGGGTCTGCTCTATCTGGCGTTGCGCGATTCGTTGCCTCGCATCGGAGCGGTCGCGGGACGTTCGGACAATCCTCTACTCGGGGTGATCGTGTAGTGGCCGAAGCCTACATACGGGTGACGTACAAGGACAAGGGGTTGGAGCAACTCAAGGAAAACCTTCGCGAGTTGGCCAAGTACCGCGTCACCGTTGGTTACCAAGGCAAGGAAGCGACAGAGAAGATCGAGCCCGGTGGGTTGATGCTCTCAGTGCTTGCGCGATGGCAGGAGTTTGGAACGTGGCGTTGTGACTCGACATCGTTGGGAGGCTCGATTCCAGCGCGTCCCTTCATGCGCAACGCGGTCAAGGAGTCGGGGACTGTTCTTGCCAAGTCAGCCGCTAAGGCTTTCGCTCCTGTAGCCGAGGGCAGAGCCGATGCCGTTGATGCGATGGGCGAGGTCGGCAACACGATGGCGGAGGCGGTTCTCAAGAAGCTGAATACGACACGCCAATGGGCAGCACCAAATGCCCCGAGCACGATTGCGAAGAAAGGCCCTGGGTTGCCTCCGCTCGATGCTGGTCACCAACGACTGCACAAGGGGCTTACGTGGGCAGTCCGTGACGGCCACACGATCGTGAAGTCGGGAAAGCCTAGTGGGAGAAAGTAATGGCTA